AACGTTCTGTAAGTGGACGGCCGGGCGATGGCGTAATAATCTTCTTCCATGTAGGGCGGGATATTCCGCTCTTTCATGGCGTCGATAATCACCTTAATGTGATTCTTCCCCATCGCAACGTTGTTCGTTATGGTAGTAGCGCCGTTCTCAGTCATGACAAGGGAGTCAAGACTGGCACCGTTGTCCGCCGGTACAACTCGTAACGGAGTCTGCTTAAACTGATCGTGTGCAGCGGTGTCAAGAGCCTTTTTACAGTCGTTCTTCAAAACCTTGTGAATCAGCTCTTTCACGGGATGTTCAGAAAGCTCATCGAGTATCCCGGTGTAAGGTACGGAGTTCCCATATTCCGTAATGGTAAGAGTCCCTGGAGTGATGGTGAACTGCGTTTCAGGCATAACGCTGGTTTCCGCCAGGTTTTTACCCTGCGTCTCAACGTCCGAATAAACGTTCCAGTGAAATATAGCACCCTTGTGCCGCTTGCTCTGCTCAGGGTCTTTGACATCGCAAAACTGCAATCTGTTGCTTTCGGCCCCGCCTGTCATCCGGCGGACAGGCTAAAGCCTACTGACCTCTACTGAGGCGGGGTTTCTTTTCGTAATCCCTCTTACGGTCGCCCGTAAGTCCAGACTATATCATCAAACTCAAATACTGAGTTTGCTCTGCGTGTAGTCGTTGGGGGGTCAAAATACCATATTTGACTTCCCTGCGGATTGACTGCAATATCACATTTTTACACTTTGGTAGTGATATATACTCAGTTCGTTCCCGCATATAGCAAAGTTTTAATTCCGCCTATCTTAACGGAATCTCAGACCCGGCTGAACCGCGGTCCGCAGCTCAGCGCTTAGATTGTCGGAGTACATATAGCCCCCGAGAGTATTAACTGACCATAATTGTCCCATATCTTACATCCTCCTATTTTATGTGTTTATACGGGTTGTCCCCGTGACTCCCGCATCTCTCTCAGGATATCTTCCCTCATTTTCGGCTTTATGTCTTTGCCTATCACCGCCCGTCCACTTGCTGGGGTGGGGGGGCGCCTTATGGAAGGCTTTGGTTTGACCTGCTTGTTCGTCGATCTCCAGTTGGAAATACGCTTTGCGGCTTTGTCAATGATTTCCCATGGGGTAGCTGAGGGCGTTTCGGCCATGACAGTCAAGGTCTCGGCGTCTACCAGGTTAAACAGGTAGCGGTCGTCATGTAAATTTTTGTATTCCTTTTTAAAACGCTCCTGAGCATCCTCAAGCTCCTTGGCTTTGGTGATCTCATTTACTTTATCGTTTACCATTTTCCCAACAGCATTCAGGTCGATATCCTGCTTTGGCTGGGACCCTGAAAAAGCCTCTCCCAGAATCTGCGCAGCCGTATCCTCATCTGCATCCAAAAGAGCGTCAACCAGCTTCTTGGCCTTTTCTTTGTGCTCGTCCGGGGATAGCGCACCCTTGGCTTTGTCTGTATCAGCTGCTTTCATCCGCCGTAAAAATTCCTGTTCTCTTCGCGAAAGGGTGGTCGCCCTCTGCTCCAACACATGCATCATTTCGGATGCCTGCTGGAGCCGCCGGTCGCCCGCGGCACCTTTCTGATGGGCTCGCATGACGGAGTCGATTGTCTCCTCTATCTCTTCGCCGTCAATTTTCAGTTTCACCCTGCCGTCCGCAGGGATTTCATACATCCGGCCGTCGGTCCCAACGATGCTGACTGTATTTTTTGACGCTCGCGATTCCTCTTTGTCTTCCTGATCACCGATGTCAGAGGCATCTTCTTCCTCCTTTATCTCTTCCTCCTCGACATCTTCTTCAGCGCTCATTTCTTCTTCGGCAAGGGCCTTTTCGTCGGGTTCACGACCACTTTCTTTTGCCTTTTCGTCGGATTCACGACCACTTTCTTTTGTCTTTTCGTCGGGTTCACGACCACTTTCTTTTGTCTTTTCGTCCGCTCGCTGCTTAATAATATCAGCCATCATCTGATCCCTTCGAGAAACGCCTTGTTGGGTAGCTTCTTTGCCAACCATAAAAAATCTCCTTTTTCACTATGTTGTCTTTGTTTCTTCAATCGAGAACTTGGCAACCTCGCCCTGCTCAATTATCTCTTCAATCCATCTGATTGCCAGCCGGGGGACCGCCGCCTCCAACTGCAACGCCCGGATAGTGACCGGATCAGCCGGGTCGACAACGGCCAGCTTCCGCAAGGCCTCCATTTCGTCCTCTACGGCCTTCTGGTGCAATATTTGACCGGCGTTCGACCTCCTAAAGGTCTCCATATCAGCACCGGCATTTGCGCTTTTGATGAGCGTTTTATATTCTTCCTGTTCTTCGGTCAAATCCCCTGTCTCCCCGTTTTTTCTTTAAACGAGAGTTCTTCCTCTCTTCTCTCAATTTCCGCCACTCTTGTTAGATTTGCCAGGCCAGCGACCTTCCCAGACAGCTTTATTTTCTCTCTTTCAATGCCTAATTTAGTATAAAGCGCTTCGAGCGTAATTTTTTCTTCAATCGCCAGCTTAGCCATTGCAATTTCCCTGTCTATCGCCAGCTTAGCCTCGTCGTATTTCGTCTTAACAGACAAATCCATCTCCTGTAACTTCAACTTAGCCTCGTCATTTTTCGCCTTAACAGACAAATCCATCTCCTGTAATTCCAGCTTTTTCTGTTCGATCTGCATCTCGGCGTTTGTCCCGTCGGGAGGCGCAAAATCCGCGTAAAAACGGCCGGCGCCCCTATATCCAAATGCACCGAAAACCTCATTTGCCACAGCCTCAACATTCAGCTTTGAAGAGGTCCACGGCGCCAGAGTACCAATAGCCTGGATTGCCTGCGTTATTTTACCCACCCGCTGTGTCGGGTTCAGGGAACCAAATCCAACGGAAACCCGCACATCAACCGGGTGAGGTTCCTCAAACGGGACATCCATCACTACGTCTTCCTCGGTTGTGCTTTTAGCGGGGTTTTGCGCATCATCGGCAGTCCTTTTCTCAACGTTTTGCCTTGCCAGATTTACCAGTATCTCATTATCTTCGTGCAGCTGCTCGATTGTAACCAACTGCCTGATTACCGGTTCAACCCAAGTCTCGACAAACGTGCGAATCAGATACTCAGATTCGCGGTTCGCAAATTCAGACATAAGTTGCATTCCACCAACGGTTTCGCTGAGCATTCGGTTTGTCTGGACCGAGCTATTTGAAAACACGCCGGAAAGATCATCGAAATCAGCGTCCAGTCGAGTCTGCTCGTTGTATGAAGAGCTTGTCACATCCCGGGTATCCTCTTCATGAATGCCCCTCGGGCTGATATCATCACCGACAATAATTCCACCGGAAACAGATCTCTTAAGCGCCGTCAGATCAATACCGGACTTGCGCTGAACATATTTGCGTTTATTAAGCGCAAGCTTGACATTGTCCATCCTGGTGTTGACTATGTCGTTGGTCTCGGCTTGCAACTCCTGGCTTAGCTCTATAACTCCCGACGGGATGGACCTGTGCGCCTCTATCACAGTAATACCTTGCACATACGGCCTGCCATGTGCATACACCTTTTCAATTGGGACTGGCTCGGACAACAGAAACTTAGACCCAAGTGTGTAATATATCTGGTCGCCGCCATTGCGCCGCATAATTATCTCGCGAACCCATACAATCTCAAAATCCTTGACTCCATGGTCCAACTCGGTATCCTTGCCTTTCTCCCGGGCCCTTTTGATTATATCGTCAGACTGATCATCCTGACCATAGGCGTAAATCTGATCTTTTGAGAGTTTCTTCCACTCACTTTCCGGATCGTCCATCTTAGCGGCGACGTCCATTACCCTCATCGGCATTAACTCAATTAAATAAGGGCTGGCTCCAATTACATCAGTCCAATCGGAGGCAGGGTCAAATCGGAAATTTTCAATTTCCACCAATCGGATTCGCGGCTCCGCCTTAACTTTTTCCACCCGGTCGACCATTAACGGCTGCCCGGCCTTATCAAAAACCTCTTCTCCATCAGACAACGTCACCGGGTCTTGCCCGGACACCCTGGTTTCCTCGTCCCACCATTGCTTTGAGAACACACACCCGTAAATCTGAGCCTCTTGAAACGCTCCGACAGAGATCGGGAACCACAAAATTGTCTTATTGAGACGATAGTTTATGATATAATGCCAGAACATCGCATCGCGGACAGCCCTCTTGTCATTTTCGTTTTCCGCCGACAAGACAACCACATCACTGGCAGAAAACAGCGCAGAAGCGAAAGCGCTCTCGTTCTTACGGATTGCGGTCCGGGTTTTTGGCCGGAAAAAACGCGATCTTGTCTTGTATGCGTCTGATATATATTTGCTTCCCGGAGGGTGTTTGCTTTGAAAATTTGATACATTACGAGCCCATTGACCACGATAATTTGTGTTAAGAAAATCCGTTGATCCGTCATAAGCCGCATTAGCGACGGCTAACCAATCTACCAACTCGCGGTCTGTATCCGTGTACCCAGCGTCTCCGCCTTC